CATTAGTTTCCGTTTGTGTTGCGCCAATAGTTTTTTCCATTTGACGTTGCAACGTTTCTTGTGACTTAACATTTTCAATGGCTTCTTGACCAGCCTTTTTAAGAAAACCAACTGCCGCCGCACCCGCAAGAATACCGCCAAGCTTTTTAGTTGCGTCACCAAAACTGTCAACTTTAGACGCTTGCGTTTTAACAGTTGAGCCTAATTCTTTAAACTTGTTTTCAATAGCGTCAATCTGGGACTTGATTTGCGCGTTTTCAAGTTCAACCCTAATCTTTAGGTCAGCAATAGTGTCTGCCACTTAATCACCGCCATTTCTTCATAAAGTTTGTAACAAAAATTTGATTTGCTCGCGGTCTAACTTTATCAACCGACGGACGCAGATAAGGGTATTTTACTCCAGACTTCCAACGCGGATTACCAAGTTCAAGCGCACGCGCATAAACCATTGTAGGAAACACGTCTGCATAGTAAGTGCCAAACCCTTGACGCAGTTCAGTATGCACAGACGAAGCTAACGCACCAGACACGCGGTTAGGTGGCGCATTATCGCCTGACACAGGTTCGTGACCACGATAACGATTAAAACCTTTACCGCCGTAACGTCCACTGTTCTGACGTGTAAACAATGTTTTCTTCGTTTCACGTTCAATAGCTAACGCAACTTGTGCAACACCAAACTGCAACGCCTTGTTAATCTTTGTTTCGTTAATTGCCAAAGTATTTAACACGTCAGACAGATTAGTTATTTCAATACGTGCGGTCATTGTCTTGCCTTTTCTGCCTGAACTTCGTCAGAAACATTTGCTATTGCCAAAATCCAGTCTATAAGTGCCGCAGGTTGTTCGTCAGTCTGCGCTGGTGTCCAACCAAAACGTTCTGCACAAATAAAATAACGGTATTCTTCGTCAGGATAATCAAAGTCTGGGTGACGTTCATTACCTAATAAAATCCACCGTAAGCGTTCTAGTTTTCGGTAGGCACTTTTGGGTCGTCAACATTCTCCACAGTTTTAGACAAAGACGGAAACAATGCTGGCAAATTCTTTTCAACTTCAATGCGCAACGTGTCATAATCCAAAATGGATAGCTCACCCAAACTTTCAGGCTTAACACTAGGCGGCAACAAGTCAAACGACCATTCTTCAACCATAACTGCAATAAAGTTATCCAACAAAGTCATACCGTTAGTTACGCTTTCCGACGCGTCTGCGTTACGGTAAACCTTCATACGGTCTTTTTGCTTCAACGTTGCAGGGTCACGCAACACTGCGGTTGCACCACTAGGCAATTTAATTGTTTGAGACATTTTTATACCTTCCGCCTTCCGTAAATTTAAGTGTGACGGGATAATCAAACGGAAGGCTGACTGATTACCCCGCCAACTTTAGTTACTGGTAAGTGCCTGACGCGACTGCGTTCTGTGCAACAAACTTAATAGGCGCATAACCACCAGTTGAACCTGCGTCAGTAGTAGTACCGATACCAACCAAGTCAATCTGAACTTCAACAAAGTCCTTAGTGCGGTCAATAACTGCCGCAACGTAAGCGCCCTTTGTAATGGTTGCTTGTAGCTGTGTAGCACTTGCACCAGTTCCGTTAGTCCAGTTAATAACAATTGCTGGCTGGCTGTTAGACAAGAAATTGGTTAACTGTGTGTCGTTCTCCATAACAAACTTCAGTTGACCCTTGACTTCAAGCGCACCAACAAAAATGCTGTAAGGGTTCTGTGTGTTGCTAATGCCGTAAATAGGTGTAACACTGCGTGTCAAAGTCAAAGAGCCTTCAACAGTGTTAGACACGGCTGACCCTGCAACAGACACAGTAGCTTGCCAAACAGGTGTTGGTGTAATTGTGCTAAACGACGGTGTTGGTGTAGACGCAGTAGTTGACTGCCAACCAGTTGCTTTAGCGTCGTATTCAAGTAGACCTTCAGCCGAAAAAGTTAGGTTAAAGTCGTGAACTTGGCAACCAGCGTATGCACGCACGTTAGCGGCATAAAAGTCTGTCAATGTAAACGCAGTAGGTTGTGCGTCAGCCGCAGTTGCAGACGCGTTTTTCAAGCTAATGGTGTGTGTGTAAGGCGCACTTGCACCAGTAGTTGCGACAGACCCAAGCAGTCCTGAAATAGCCCACGGAACAGTGTCCGCAAAAACAGGTCCACCAAATTCAAAGGTTGACCTGACACGACCCTGAACATAGTTGTAATCCTTGACAAGTGAGCCGCGCAGACCTTCGTCCATTAGCGGGTCAATAATGTCAACAGGCTTAAACTTAGAAACGCTTACAGGAATAAACGCAGTAGGTTGAACTGCGGTTCCCTTTGTTGTTTCTTTGGCTATACCTAGATAACTTCTAACACTGTTTTGCACTGCCATTTATTTACTCCGATTGTACGATTACTGCGGTTAGGTCAAGAACACCAGCCGTTGCGTCGTCTGTTACTGCACCCGTAACAGGTTCAACAATCAAGTCGTCGCGTTCTGCAACGTCTGTGTTAGTTGCGTTGTCTTCAGACAATTCAACCGCTGGTGTTGGTTCAACAGGTTCGTTGGAACCCAAAACTTTTTTTGACGAACTAATACTAACGCCGTCTGCGACAAGACCAGCGGGAGCTTCAAATACGTCACCCGTATTAACAGTCAAACCCAATGTAGGAAACACAAGTGTCTGTTCACCTGTATAAACGTATTTAGTCATTCTTTTCCTTCTATGCTTTAAACATTTGTGTAACAGTAAAGTTAATGCCCGCCCAAATTTCTACTGCACCACCGTCGTTTGTTTTAGGCTCACCATAAGACACGCTAATTGCAGGTTCTGCCGCTTGCCAAATAATGTCGCCGTCTGACTTACCTAGTCTATGACCACCTGCCCGCAGTTGTGCTTTAATGCCGTCAATAACGTTATCAAAATCTGTCATTGCGTCTTGCGCATAGTTTTGCATACTGTGCATAAACACTTGAAATTCAACGTCATAGTCAATGCGTTTCCAACCGTTTGACGCACCACCAACTGCAACACGGTCTTCAGTTTCGTTAGCTATAAACACAACACCAACTGCACGTGAATACTGTCCCGCAGTAGCGTTTAATTCAAAGTTAATGCGCTTAGGGAACGACGTATAAATTTGTGTCAAGTTAGTGATAGACGCGGCGGCAACCCAGTCACCAACCGCTTGACGAACTTCCTGACGGCTCACCTGATACGCCTAAACGGTTGCAGAATTTCTTGTGCTAACGCAATGTCAGAACCAACACGTTGTGACCCTGCGGTTTGTTGTGTAGGCGAATTAGTGACCGCCATAATTAGTGAACTGTCACCACGAATTTTAAGTGCGGCTGACGTGTAAAGAATAGCGGCTTGCTTAATTGCGGCTGGCAGATTACCGACAGACACACCAACTGCGTGTGCGTAAGCTAACGGTGCAGTTAAAGGAATAGTTGCAGAACCAAAAGTGTAAGTGCTTGCAACAACAACGCGTTCAGTGCTTGCACCGTCATAGATAGTTAAACCCATACCCGCAACAACACCAAGACCGTCTTCACAAATAATCTGTGTTGCACCAACACTGGCAGACGTTGCAATTAAAGTGTTAGCGTAACCGTTAACATACGTGTATTTAATGTATGTTTCAGCTCTCGTTGACATAGGAAAACCAAACGACAATGGACCCTGTGAAGACATAGACTGCGGTAACTGTGAATACGGATAAATAATTTCTTGTTCTTCAAACCAAGCTTGTGACGGGTCAGTAACCGCAACAAGACTGTTAGGTGTATAACCTATTTGCAAGTCAGTCATTGCAACAACAGGAAAAAACTTAGGGTGAAAACGAACAGTGCCGTCAGGTCGTATGCGTGTGCGTTGCTGTTCAACGTCAAGTGTTGCACCAATAACCTGATTACAATACTGGTCAATAGCAGACGACGCACGTGTAATTGCGTTAGTTAGTTCTGCGTCTTGTGCGGCTTGATTACCGCCAGCAACAAGATTGCCGTAGTCAAGTGCAGTCGGTGCGTTTTTAAATTCTTGTAACGACAAATACGGGCGAGAGATTTGCCTAGTAATAGGGCTAATTGCTGTGGTCATTTTTTACTCCGCACTTTGGACAGTCAAACACTTTAAACACACTACTGAAACCGCAACCAGTGCAGTTATTACCTTTAACGTGGCTAAGACCAGAATACAAACCTGCAACCGCAAAACCTTCAGCCTTCAACGCTTGCACTGTTGCTTTATCTTCAACATTCAAAAAACCGTTTTTGTCAGCCGCAATTGAACCAAGTTTGTCGCCGTTCGGTGCGCTAATGTCAATAGCTTTAACACCTTCAGAACCAAACATTTTTGTCATAAAAGAACCTTCCTAAAATTTCTAGTGAAAAGGCGGTGTCAACCTAAGTCAACACCGCCTTCCAACTAACTGCGATTAAGCAGACTTGATACCAGTAACAATACCGTTCCAAGCAGGTGCGTAACCAACCATAGTACCGCGGAAATAAGTTGAGAACTCATACGCGAACTGGGTCACAGGCCACTGAACACCCATATAGTCCTGCACGTTAACTACTGCCCAAACGTCTGAAACTTCAGTGTCAGGAATAGGTAGTGTGTAAGACAGAACAGGTGCAACACCCTGTGGTAGCCACGGGTGAACAGTAATGTCAACAAGCTTGCCAGTTACTTCGTTGTGCAGACCGTTGATTACTGCGCCACCCTGATAACCCTTGCCGTCGTCAGATACAGTCAAGTTCAAACGGTAGTTAGCAGTTGAACCAGACTTAATTGCGTCAGACAGTTGCTTACGGTCAGAACCGTTTAGCAAAATCTCGTCAGGGTCAGCCTTAACAGTGTCGTATAGACCACTGAATACAGACTGGAATTCAGCCCCAGGATTTGAGGTGCTGAACTGTGCGTTAGCTTCGTTTACGTAACCGCCACCAGAGATAATCTGCGGAATAATACCGTCGTAACCAGTCGCGTAAGCGCTTGTGTCGGCAGTAGGTGCAGTTCTAGTTGACGCAGTTGAATAAACAATATGGTCGTTTGTGGTTGCAGTTCCAGCGGTAACAACACCAGTCAAAGACGCGAAACGTCCCTGATACTTAGCGTTAGCGTTACCAGTGGTTGTGCCAATGTAAACGTTAGTTCCTAGCGCACCAGTTACGTTGTTTACAGTAACAGTCAAAACATTTCCTGCGGTGACTGCAAGTGACTGAACAGTTGACGAAACGCTCTCGCCGAATGAACCTGCGTCACTTGTTGCGTAAACATAGTAAGTAGTTGCAGTAAGTGCGGCTTCACCGTCGGCTGACACTGCGGCACGCTGACCTAGTGTGACAGTCGGTGCGGCTAGTGCGCCTGACAGACCTGACGCAGTTCCACGGCTCATTAGCATCATTCTTTCTTCCATAAGCATTGTTGCGTAAAGGGTGCTTGTTGAAGATAGCTGACGCAAGTCCTGATATCCAAGACCAGAGAAATTAGCGTCAAATGAAACACTGTCTGATAGTGAGTAACTGAAATACGGGAAAATTGCGTCTTCCGCGGTGTAGCTAATCTTTGGTCCACGCTCGTAAGCAATTGACCCAAAGGTGTTAGTTGTGCTTTCAGTAATTCCTGGCCAGATGTTTCCCTGACCGCCAGTTCCAGTACCAGTGTAACCAGTAATGCGCTTAATGCGGTGAGATGTACCTACACCCTTCTTGCGCGCAATCTTGTTACGCAGTGGTGTTGGACGTGGGGTTAGTAGCTTCGCAGGTGCTTCAAGGTCAAACGCGGCAAACGCAGTTGACAATGGGCTTGTAAGGGTAATGTCCTTTACAATGTCTGCGCTAACTGCACGCTGTGCGGCTAGTGCGCTGTTCAATGCACCAACTGCGTCGGCAGACAAAGACTTGTTAGCAACAAGCGCTTCAATCTGTGCAACAGGGTTGACAGTAGGTGCAACGTTAGGTGTGGTGCTTGGGTTGCTAAACGACTTGTTTAGTTCACCCAAAAATTCTTCGTGACGCAGTGCGGCTTTCTTAGGGCTTGTTTCGTCTGAAAAAAGTTCGGTTGCTTTAGGGGCTTCCATAGATTTCTCCTAGTTTCTGTTTTCGGCTTTGTCAGCCTTTTTGATTAGGTCTTCGGCTAGTTCACGATAACCCTTTGCAAGAATTGTGTCGCGTGTAGCTTCGGCTTTGGTGCGGTATTCAGCGGCTTTAACAAGTAGCGCGTCAACGTCAACAGACTTAACTGTTGTAGTGATTGACGCACGCTTAGGTCCACCGCTAATTGCTTTATTGTTCGCCGCTTCCAGTTCAACCGACAACTGTTCCACCTTCTGTTCAGCCGCCACTTTTGCAGCTTTTAAGGTGTTCAGTTCAGTTGCAACAGTTTCTTTTGCTGTTGCGACGGCTTTGTTAATGACGGCTGTAATCTCGTCGTCATTAAAACTTATAGACACAGACTTGTCTGCGCCATAACACTTACATAGTTTGTAGTCACACTTGTTGCAGTCACAACCGTCTTCACAGTCACAACTGTCAACGTCCTTCATTGCGCTTAACTGTATGTCGTCGTGTTCAACAACGTCTTCAATAACTTCAGTGTTAGGTGTAGCAACTTCACCTTCCATTGCTTCACCTGTATACCAGTGGAACAAGTGCTTAATGGAATGTAGCAACTGTTTGATACTCTCGCGCTCGTCACTGCCAGCCTTCATTTCGTTAGCTTCAACAATGATTAGTTCTGACAGTGCAGTGATTGCGTTGTCGTATGTTGCTTGGTCAAACTTGTTTAGAACAGGCACAACAGACTTTAGTGCGTTGACAAGTTCAGCTTCAGGTGCTTCGTCTGTTGCAACGTCTTCAGTGTCGTCAATGTCAACAACTGTTTCAGTTGGTGCGTCAGTTGTTTCAACAACTTCAACAACTTCAGGTTCAACAGGTGTTTCAACAGGTGCGTCTGCGTCGTCACTTTTATTAACTAGACGTGCAACGTCCGCAGGTGACGGCACGTTTTGTTCTACCTTCATAAGTTCTCCAGTCTGTGTAGCTTTAGCCAACATTAGTTTAGCGTTAGGGTTGGCAGGTCTATCAACCAAACTAACTTCAACTATTTGTCCGTCAACGATACGACCACCAGCGGCTTTACTGTCTTGTATAACACGCGGTGACCTGATACCAATACTAAACCCTTTAAGCACACCTGTTTCAACTTTTTTAACCGAAACAGGGTCAACAACAAGTGCAGTAATGTAATGACCGTCGTCTTTAACTTCGTAGTCAGTTGCGACACCAGCCGCAATGTTACTGTGTTGTTCACGCACGTTACCGCCTGAAATAAACCAGTCAGGCATTGCACGCTTCAACCAAGTTTCGTCGCAAATTTGCTTGTCAATGTCAAGACTGTCGTCAGTGGCTTTACCGTAAACCTTCAGTGTGCCGTCAGCTTGTTTTTCTTGCTTAACGATTTGCGCGTAAGACTGCGCTAGTTCGTTGTTCATACTTTTATCCTTTTTGTCGTTTTCGCGTAAAACACTTTTAGCCCAAGACCAGCCAGCGTCGCCACCCCAAAGTAGCCACGCAATATATCCTGCACTATCTTTACCCCAACCTTCGCCTTTTTTGTCAACTTCGTGGCGGGAAAAATAGGAATTCATACGTTGAATTGTGTCTAAAGATAAACTAGCACCGTTAGACAAATCTCTGGCACGTGCTACACCGACGGCTGTGCCACCACGATTAAATTTTGCTCGCAGTTCAAGACCGCGTTTAGCGTTATCTCTAACTGTTTGTGGTGGCGTAAAACCCATTAGTTGTGCCTAAGCGGAATAAATAACTGAAACGTAACCCGCAGGTGAGGACGCACAAATAACGTAGAGTTCGTCAAGACTGTTTAACCAGACCTGAACTGACGCACCGTTAGCAATAGCGTTACCGACTGTTGCACCTGAAGATGTTATTGACGCGTCACCAATGTAAATGGCGGCACCAGTGTTGTTGTAAATTTGCGTGGCAACGGCTTTAACAGTTGACGGGATTTTGACAAGTAGCTTTGCGGTAGTTGAAACTGTGGTGTTAACGTGTTGTAGCGGCATTTTTTTCCTTTAATCGGATAACCCAAACGGGTGCTTTTTGTTGACCAAGTAACCACTGCGACATAAGTCTGTGGTGCCCGTCAATAATAGTGTACCGTTCACCCACCACTGCAACTAATGCGTATGACCTAAACGGCGTTAATGCTTGACCTAATACTTCAATATGTTTACGCAAGTTTTTGCGTGACAAAAATTTATCTGTCGCATACAAGTCATTAAAGTCAACAAGTTCTATTTCAGCGTCGTCCCAAAGATTAGGGTTAACTGTTGGTGTAGCTACAACTTGCCACGGGCTTGCAACGTATTTTTCTGGTTCGTCTATGTCAGGTATTGCAGGGTTAGGTAAGATTTCTAGGCGTGATAGTGCGCGTGCTATTTCTAGTGCGCTTGGTACACCGCTGTTTTGCTTCCAGTCTGGTGTGACACTTAGCGCTTTAGTTGTTTTGTTTGTCAAGAATTGTTGCGCTTGCTTTTTAAACGTTGTCGGCGCAACTTCATAAACAGGCAATTCCATAAAATGTTTTAATTCTTTTCTTTGTTCGGCAACTGAACTATTAGCAAGATTTTTGTATGCAAAAAATTCAGACAACGTTTTAAACTTTAAATCCCACGACTGTTTAACCCAGTCTGCATTAGTTAAATTATTGTCAAGATTAAACATTTTGCTCCCAAAGTTGCGCGGTGTCTTGTAGCGTTTTACCCCAGTCAACAAATTCTTGAACGTTAGCAACATTCATTTCATTTGTTCCACCTAAAACTACCACTTCGTATTCTGTATAACAACCAAAACCAGTTCCAGGAATTGACAAAATTCTGTCAACAGGGACAGTTGTTTGAAAAATAGCTGACGTGTCTGAATTTATTTTGCCAGCAAATTGTGTGGCGATTTGTTTATTTGTAGTAAACGAAGATAACGGTCTAGTCGTGACGCTAACACCTTTTTCTGTTGCAGTAATTAAACCGTCTGCAACATAATCCCTAACACCGCGGTAAAGTGTGATTTCGGAAATACCTTGTTCCTTAAAAAACGCTTGCGTTGCTTCGTATTGACTATCCAAAATAGTTTTGTAAACGTCACCATAATTTTGCACTGCGTCTGAAACTTGTGTGGATAAATAATCGGGCATAGTCCAGTCGGCTGTTGCAGTTAAACCAAAATGTTCTGCGGCTGTTTGCTGTAATGCTAAAGACAAAGGGTCCTCATTATTTGACGTTTTTGCCCACGTGTCAACAAATTGCCTAGACGTGCTTTTTAAAATTGCTTCATTAGCTTCAGTTGAACCAGCGCGTAAAAATTGTATTTTAAATGGCGCGGCTTTTTGATTATTTATGTTTAGACCTTTTTGGAACTGATTTTCAGTTACTAGATTTTTCCAATTAACGTCTATTTTGGCTAATTCAATAAGTTCAGGGTTAGCTTCAAGAATTGCTTTTTCTATTTCAGAATAGTTAGACAAACTTGTAACGTAACCGTCTGTGTCTTGCACAACGTTAAAACGTTCAAGTCCAGTTGAATAAGTGCTTGGCGTGGTCAAGCGTTCAATTTGATTTTCGTCAAATTCGTGTGTTGCTTTTAATAAGTCAGATAAATCTGCGTTTGTTTCAGTAAATTTTGTGACTAAATTATCGGTGACTGTTTCTTTAAGTTTTGCGTTAGCCGCGTCAGTTACGGTGTGTGTGCTTGTAAACGTTGCGTCTGTGCGTGTTTCAACCAGTGGTTTCCACAATTCATTTGTTGCTTCGTAAGGTGTGCTAATTGTTCTGCCTTCAGCAACAACTGGTTCTAGTTCTGTTGTTTCAGCAACTAAGTCAGGGTG